TAAAAGGAATGAGTGTTGAAGAATTAGAAGAAAAATATGATGAAGATGGCCACGATTATATACTAGATACTTTTGGTGAACCACACGATTTCTATACCGTATACCACGGTGAACTTGAAGTAAAGGATGTGACGGATGAGTGGCAAGGGAAGTAAACAAAGACCAACTGATAAGAAAAAGTTTGATGATAATTATGACCGTATCTTTGGTAATAAAAAGAAGGATGAATTCTTAGATGAAATACGCAGACCGAATGAGAAAACAAAAAGAATATGAATTCTCATACGAGCCAAAATCATTTTGGGAATATAGTAGAGGCAACAACATTGATATTCTAATCAATGACCAAAAGTCTTACGACAATAATAAAGCAGACAATTTTATAGGTAGTGGTAGAGGTACTTTTCTATCAAAGTTTAATTCAGAATACGCTAAAAGAATTTTAGAAATGTGGTCTAAAAAAGATGACCTTATTGTTGACCCATTTTCAGGTAGAAGCTCAAGGCCTTTAGTCTGTACATTATTAGAAAGAAACTATATTGGTTTTGATGTATTAGAAGATAATCTAAAAGAAGCACAAGAACAATACGATAGTTTAAAGAATGAAAGAAAACTTGGTAGATTAAAATTAATTAATGAAACCAGTGAAAACATAGATAATCATTTTAAAAAAGAAATTGCAGATATGGTTATGACTTGTCCGCCATACTTTAATATTGAAAAGTATGATAGTGCTGATGGTCAACTTACCGATTTAAAAACCTATGAACAATTTTTAGAAAAGTATGATACTATTTTAAACAAAAGTATTGATGTATTGAAACCAGGTGGTTTCTTTGTAGTTGTATTAGCAAATTTTAGAATTGATGGTAAGTTTTATGACTTTGTTGGTGATACTAAGAACATTTTAAAACAAAGACTAGATTACCATGATGAAATTATATTAGAAATGAGTCCAGCAAAAAGACACCCTTTATATGTACAGGCCATTACTAATTTAAACTGTCTAAAGACACACGAATATTGTGTTGTGTTTAGAAAACCAGCAGACAAAGACGATTTGGTTATGAGAAATAATGAAATAAATTGGGATAGACCATTAGTAAAAGACATTTATGGAGGTAGAGATGAGTTGTTTTGGGCTGAGGGTAAAAGAGATTGGATAAACGATAAGTTTATACCGACTAATAACTTAGAAAAGTTTTTTAATTGAGAACTAGTATAAATAGTAATACTGAATGACAAGGAGAAATTATGGTTACACAGAATCCAAACATAATGAGTAAAGCCGCTATGACAGCTATGTCAAGTACATCTGGCTCTGGCGATATACTCTTATCAGAAATCTTAACTAAAGTTAATAACGCAAAAGATAAACCTAAGAAGATGGCTGTATTGCAACAGTATGATACACCAGCTTTGAGAATGATACTGAAAGGTGCATTTGACCCTAATATCGTATGGGCGTTACCTACGGGTACACCACCATACATTGCTAATGAGGCGCCAAAAGGTACTGAACACAGTTTATTAAAGAATGAGAGTAAACGACTATGGCATTTTGTCCAAGGTGCAGATAATGACACCACAAAGACACAAAAAGAGACCATGTTTATTCAAATGCTTGAGGGTTTACACAGTGAAGAGGCAGAACTCTTAATTGGTGTAAAAGACAAATCTTTAAATAAGAAGTACAAAGGTTTGACAGCTGCTTTAGTGAAGGAATCGTTCAATTGGGACGACAATTTCATGCAAAAAGAGAACAGATAGAGAACATATGGTGTTGCAAAAACGCAACACCTTCTCTAAATTGTTGATTTTACTCGCTTTTTATTTTTAAAAAAAGTGAAAAAAGTGCTTGCCACCAGCCCCCTTTTCGTGTATTATATAAATATAAACAAAAGGATATATTATGAAAAAAGTGATAATTGGTTTTATTGTGTTTTGGGTTGGTTTCAACCTGTTATACAATAAAGTAAACGCAGGTGAGTACGAAACGGCCGTATTAGGTCATGTCATTAAAAACTCATCCGAAATAGACAAAGAGAAATTATTTGAAGCAGAAATGGCCAAAATTGGTCACAAGTATGCAATAGAAATGGTTTCTATTATGCAACAGTATTTGCCAGCCATTATTGATGGTGCTATGGCTGACCTTAGATTAAAACTTGACCAACAATATAAGTGTGAATTATTAGGCGACACGAAAATTGCTGATAAAGAGTGTCAGTAATAGAAATAGTTGAAATGATACACACTATCATACCTTACGAAGTGAAAATGATAGTGTATGTTGGTACTGTAATGTATTTGTATTTGTATTTTAAGGAGAGAAAAAATCGTGCAAAGCAAGAAAGCAAAAATCAAGCGAATGATTAAGTCTGAGTGTGAAGCTACGGCTACAAGAGCCTACACTACTACTTACAAGGATATCAAAAAGTATTTTGGTATTATCAATGATGCTGTATTTAGCAACAAGCTATCACCTTTCAACGATATAATTATAAAAGATTTAAAAAGACAGAAAGTCTATGGACAAGTATGGATTAAAGATAACAAATTAAAAGGTACAAGGTGGTATCTTTTAGAAATGGATAAAAAGTATAAAAACTTTAGTGAGTTTTTGAATACACTTGGCCACGAAATGGTGCATTTGTATCAATTAGCGAATTGTGGTGATACTGGCAATCACAATAAACTGTTTTACAGTTATAGACCAAAACTTAAACAAATTGGTCTAGGCCAGATTTAAAATAACCTGAGAGAGGACTATATAATGCAAAAGCGAAAAGTAAAAGAGTTAGACCATCATCTAAAGTCAATTATTGACAATGTGCCTAACGCAATTACAAACTTCCGTGATAACAAACTAGAAAGTAGAATGACTTACTATACTGGTAATTGGGCAACGGATGTTTGTAACAACTACACAGAAAAACAATCAGAAAAAATCTTTAAGACAATGGGTAAACTTATGGATGACCCCAAGTTGGTATTCTTTCAAAAGAAGAATAAAGATATTCAGATTGGCACCTGGTCAGAATATGGTGAACAGAAACCAGAAACTATCACAAGTTACGAATACATTGTGATGAGAAAGTCTGCTTAATGTGGCACGATTTAAAAGTTGTTGCAAAAACTGTTATGGTTCTGAGTGTGCTAGGCTTTGGCCTAGCCACTTATTATTTGTACAACAATAAATCTGAAGCTTCACCAATTCAAATCTATGAAAAACCAGACTTTGAACATACTAGTAATCAAACATTTTTAGATAATGTCAATAAATGTATTGAGTACATCTATAATACCACCACAGATATAGAACCAATTAACAAAGAATTATTGTTGGCACAGGCGGCTTTAGAAAGTGGTTGGGGTACAAGTAGATTTGCTAGGGTTGGTAAAAATCTATTTGGTATGAGAACATATGATTTAACGGAACCTCATATGTTGCCTTCAAATAATCCTAAAAAGTGGGGTGTGAAAGTATATGAACACGAATGTGATAGTGTACAACATTATATCAACACACTAAATAGAGGTACAGCTTTTGAAAAATACCAAGAGTTGAGATACCAAGGAGAAAACGACCCTATTAAATTGTTGCATACACTAGATGCTTATGCTTCAGATAAAAATTATTTTGTAAAGGTCGAAAAAATTATAAAGTTAATTAGAGAAGAGTACAATTAATGTTTACAATTATCATAACCTTTTTATCAGCCATTTCTATATCCGCTATTGCAGCTGGATATAGTATTATAGGTTTGGCAACCTTATTTGCTGGTGCAACAATGCCTATTATAGCAATGGGTAGTGCATTAGAAGTAGGTAAACTTGTAGCCGCCAGTTGGCTCTATAATAATTGGCGTAATGAACTTGTACCTAAAACTTTAAAAACTTATCTTACATTTGCTGTTATAGTTTTAATCTTTATTACATCTATGGGTATCTTTGGTTTCTTATCAAAGGCACACCTTGACCAAGTGCAACCAACATCATCTAATAATATTAAAATAGAACTATTAGATAAACAAATCAATCAACAACAAATCATTATTGATAGGTCAACTAAAACATTAGACAGTTTAGATAAAGCTTTAGACACATACATTGATATGGAATATGTGACTAGAGGTTTAAAAGAAAGAGAAAAACAAAAAGAAGAACGGGAAACTTTACAAACAGCAATCAATAATGCAAGTGATAAAATCGGTGAACTTACAGAACAGAAATCAGTATTACAATTAGAACAAGATAAGATAGAGGCCGAAGTTGGTCCTATTAAATATATTGCAGAACTAATTTATGGTGATGAGGCAAAAGACCATTTTGATGAAGCTGTAAGGTGGGTTATAATTGCATTGATATTTGTATTTGACCCATTGGCTGTTTTACTATTGATAGCGGCCAATATTTCGTTAAGGAGTAGAAAAGTTGAACGACAATCTGAAAGACAAAAAGAAGAAGAGAATAAGCTTGAGCTCGCAAGTAAGGAAAAAGAGAAAGCTGAAAAAGACGCTGTTAATGCAAAAGCTAGAGCGAAGAGAACACGAGATAGAGAAAAGGTTTACAAAGATTTTTTTAGAAAATTAGGTCAACGAGATTTAAAAAACCGTGATTATGAGAAGTTTTTTAGAGAAATGGGTACAGCAGAATTGAAAAAACTAGGCCTGGATCCAGATGAAATACGAATAAAGTTAGACCAGATAATGGAATGGAATGACGGTCCAGCTGCGACAAAAAAGACCCCTAAGAGATATTTGGAGGTTGACAATGCTAAGAAATAATGTTATACTGTAAGTATTATGATGGAAACAATTGACTTAGAGAGGTTAAAGATGACTAGTTTGACACATTTAACTCAACAACAAATTAAACGACTTACAAATGCCGAAAATGCCTGTAAGAATTCAATGTCTGATTGGGCTAAAGATTATTGGTTTAATATATTTCAAACATTATGCGAGAAGTATGGGGCTATGGATTACTTCAGAAAGGTGATACATTAATGAATATCTTTTATTTACACCACAAACCTGAAACAGCCGCTCAAATGATGTGTGATAAACATGTCAGCAAAATGATTATTGAGAGTGCTCAAATGTTATCAACGGCTCACCGTATATTAGACGGTACAGAATATTATGACAAGACAAAAAATGGTCGTAGAATTAAAAGATGGCGACTAAGTGACCCTATACTTGAAGCACAAATTTACAAAGCAGGTCATGTTGGCCATCCATCAACTGTATGGGTAATGCAATCAGGTTTTAATTACATCTGGTTGTACAATCATATGTTAGAACTAAACGAAGAGTTTAAGAAAAGGTATAATCATACGGAAGACCATATGACTATACGAAAACTAAAAAGTATTCTTTCAAATCCACCTAAGAAAATACCGTGGAATGTAAAAGGTACAGAACCTACACCAGCTATGCCTGACTATTGTAAAGTGCCTGGTGATAGTGTTGCAAGTTACCGTAAATACTATGTTATGGAAAAAGTAAGATTTGCAACTTGGAAAAAACCTGCTAAGGTGCCGACTTGGTACTTAGAAGGTATTAAAGAATGTCAGAACAAAGGAGCGATATAATGGCAAACGAATATAATAGAGAAAATATGATTGAAGCGGTTGAACAACACGCTAAAGGACATATTGCAAAACATACAATGAATGTTGAAGTGTATCTAAAAAATGCAGCTGGTGTTGGTGAACATCCAGATATTTTAGAAGCAATTGAAAAAGAATTAAAAGTAATTGCTGAGTACCACGACCAACTTGAAGTTTTGAATAAATACTTTAAGAAGAAAGACCCTTTTAAACCGAATGAATAAAATTATTGCTAAGATAGGAAGCTATCACAGTAGATTTTTTGCTTATGTATCAAGCAAAGCCAAAACATCTAAAATATGGGCAATTGTTTTATCATTATTAGTAGTATATGAACTGATAGAACATATTGTATATCCTATCTTAGTACCATATTTACTATACTTAAATTTTTGGAGTAAATAGTGCCAACATACGATTTTGAAAATACAAAAACAGGTAAAGTGACAACAGAAATGATGTCAATTGCCGAACTAGATGAATTTAAAAAAAAGAATCCACATATGCGACAGTTAATATCAAAAATTAACATTGTAAGTGGTGTGGTAGGTGTAGGTAAATTAAAGAATGATAATGGCTGGAGAGAAATGCAAAGTAGAATTGCTGAGGCACATCCACAATCAAACTTTGCTGACCAATTTGGTAAAAAGAGTATTAAAGAAGTTAAAACAAGACAAGTTTTAGAAAAACATAGAAAACGACAAGAACAACAAAAGCGAGGTAAGTAATGGCAGATATACCTGACTATTTAAGAGAGTATGACCTTAGCGAAGATTGGGGAATGACACCTGTTTCAAAACCAACTGAAACAGCACCTGCTATTGACCCAAGCGTAATTGAAAACTCTAACTTAGAGTTATCTAAAGTAAAAGATGATGTATCATCAATCAAATCTATGATGAATGAGATTATGCAGATTGTGGCTGAGAAAGATACAATTACAGAAGCAGTTAACAGTGAGGCATATGAAAGTAGATTTAAAGATTTAGAAAAGGTAATATTACCGTTTCTATATAACTTAATGAAAAGTGATGAACCTTATATTCACTGGCCAAATAGAGCGCCAATCATTAAGGCACAAATTGAAAAAATCCTAAAACTCACAAGGGGGTAAAATGGATGCAAAGACAAAACATAAGCAGTTGAAGAAAGAAGTTAACGAACTTGAACAACAACGAGCAAATGATAGGTCTTCTACTCTATGGACTAAAATAAAAGAGATGAAAAAACTCAAATTAAAAGCAAAGGAAAAACTAAATGCAATCAAACTACGATAAATGTTTAGAAACGATTTTACACCACGAAGGTGGTTATGTAAATCATCCTAAGGATCCTGGTGGCGAAACTAATCTTGGTGTTACTAAAAGAGTATATGAAGAATTTGGTGGCACAAAAGATATGAAAGACTTAACAGTTGAAGATGTAGCGCCGATTTACAAACAAGGTTATTGGGACAAACTAAAAGGTGATGATTTACCTGGCGGTTTAGACCTATGCGTCTTTGACTTTGGTGTAAATGCAGGTCCAGGCAGAGCAGCCAAGTATCTACAAACAATGATTGGTACTGTTGCAGATGGTGGTATTGGTCCTAATACACTAAGAGCGTTATCAGGTTATGTTGAAGAACACGGTATTGAAAAGACTATTGATAATTACCAAGAGGCAAGACAAAAATACTATGAACAATTGAGTACATTTGATACCTTTGGTAAAGGTTGGACAAGGCGTGTAAATGAAACAACTGAATTAGCTAAGACTATTACTAGCTGAAAGATTGACCAAGCCTTTAAAGAAGTGAGAGATAAAATTAATGATATGTATGCCAAAAAAGGCATTTAAGGCTTGCCAAATTATGAATAGAGTGATATATTAAAGAATACTATACAAATACGGAGATATTATGAAAACATTTGTAACACTTGACGAAACAAAACTGCCTAAAACCAAAGGCAAACGAATTAATGGTATGCGATTTTATGAGGTTGATGGCAAGGCGTTTCCGTCTGTCACTTCCGTATTAGGTTTCAGACCAAAACCAGGCCTGGAACAATGGCGTAAGAATGTAGGCGAAGAGGCCGCTAAATGGGAAATGGGTCGAGCTGCTCGTAGAGGTAAGGCGACACATACATTGATTGAAGAGTATATGAAAGGTGAAACACCTTCCACAAGAGATGTATTACCACTAGGTCTGTTTACTATACTGAAACCATACTTGGCACAAGTTGATAATATTCACTGCTTAGAAACGATTATGGTATCTAAACAGTTGACACTTGCAGGACAGGTGGATTGTATTGCAGAATACAATGGTAAATTATCTGTTATTGATTTTAAAACAGCCAACAAAGAGCGTAATGATGAGTGGAACAAAGGCTACTATATGCAATGTACTGCTTATGCAATTATGTATGAAGAGATGTTTGGTACACCAGTTGACCAAATTGTTATTTTGATGGCTAGTGAAGATGGTTCTGCTAAGGCTTTCGTAAAAGAAAAGAAAGACTACATAGAGGACTTGAAAACTGAAATTAAGTATTTTTACGACAATTACAATAGTGAAAATGCTTCATAGAATTACTTGTTGACGATAAATGCAATAGGTATACTGGACGAGGGTGCAACTCCCTCCACCTCCACCATAAACACATTCTTTGAGTGTGCTTATGGGGGGTGTGGTAGGTTCGACAGGTGCTGAAAGATTTATAAGAGAGTAATAGTTGGCGAACTCAAACGCATTTACAAACGGCAACGAAAATTTTGCCCTTGCTGCCTAGTCTAACTAGGTAACGGAGTTTCGGTAGGTTTCTTGGCAACAGAATAACCTACCACTTTTAACAATATCGAAAGGTGATAATGAATAGTAAAGAATTTAGTTTGATAATTGAGGGTGTTGTAAAAGAAAAAAGACCAATAAGTTACATGGACGCTATCGTATGGTATTGTGAAACAAATAAGATTGAGATAGAAACCGTGTCCCGCCTAATATCAAAACCATTAAAAGAAAAAATCAAAGCAGAAGCTTTGAACGCAAATCTATTAAAAGAGAAAAAGTCAGGAACATTACCAGTATGAATGTAGAAGTAATTGATAAAATGGGTAGTGACTTGTCTGTGGTAAATGCAGCTCGAGTTTCATTCGCAAAAACAAAAACAGAATTTGATGATAAAGATGAAAAACTAATTAAGTATCTAGCAGAACACAATCATTGGTCACCATTTGGCCACGCCTCTTTACAATTTAGAATTAAGGCACCTGTGTTTGTTGCAAGACAATTAGTTAAACACCAAGTAGGTTTGGTGTGGAATGAAGTAAGTCGTAGATATGTAGATGATGAACCAGAATTTTATATGCCTTTCTTATGGCGAGAAAAGGCAGAAAACAAAAAGCAAGGTAGTGCAGATACCGAAGTTGAGTTTGATATTACAGATATTACTATGGCGTGTAAGTCAGTATATAATCAAATGTTAGAGGCCAATATTGCACCAGAAATGGCAAGAATGATATTACCTCAAAGTATGATGACAGAATGGTATTGGTCAGGCACAGTATATGCCTTTGCTCGTGTATGTAATTTAAGGAACAAAGCAGATGCACAAGAAGAAACAAGAATGGTAACATATGAAATTGCTAGACATATGAAAGACCACTTTCCTGTTTCGACTAAGTATCTATTAGACTAGTATGTATGGTGGATTTGAAGTTTATAAAGAATATTTGGCAGTTAAAAATCATTTTACTACCGATAGTTATGACTATGGGAAGTATGGCGGAAAAGTTAATGTCAAACTTGAAAGCTTTACGAAACGGAATGATAGGCACTTTTTTCATAAGTTATCTAAAAGATTTGATGAGCGAGAGATTACTTCTTATTTTGTTAGTAATTTCCTTGTTAATAATAATAAGTGGGTGGGTGATTTAGTACGAAATGACGGCTCTGAGGAATATATTAAATGGAAAAAATACCAAGACAGTTATAGGTACCATTTTCGAAATGATTGCGTATTGGTTTGTGATGACTTTATTTCTAATAGCCTTTCTTTTGATGCTGGTTTGGGCGTGGTTAGCGGACAACATCCTAGACTTTTACGATTATATCTCAGAAAAAAAATTAATGTCCAGACTTTATACATCATTAACAGAATTATTAACTTCAGCCGTAAATGGGATAATCAAATTGAAGAGAA